TGTTATATGAACCACCACGAACTGCGCTTGACGATGTTGCAGCTGCTAGAACCTTGGATCCGTTTTCCAGTTCAATGTTACCTTTATTCCAAGTCACGATACCTTGCTGTAGCCAAATAGGTAAATTTTCATATGCAAGCTGTAGACGGCTCAATAGTTCTCTCGCGGTTGATCCTTTGTTTGCAAGCATTGCAACGCTTGTATTATCACGAAATAGAATTTGATGTAGAAGATATGCAATGATCGTCGTTGATTTACCAACCTGACGAGGCATTTTGCACACGACGAAACGATTCTTGTGAAATGTTTCCAACATGTGTTTCTGAAAGTCCCACATCCTAAATGGAACAAGACCTTGATCTACGTTGACGATTCTAATATAATTCAATGCAAAGTATACGGGATCTTCCGAACACTTTACATATTCCTTGATTTGATCTTGTGTCCACTCAATCTTTACGCCTGCGCGTTTCAGATTGGGATTAGACATATATGAGGTAACTTCAGCCATCTTGTTCTTTGCTCTGTCTTAGTAGCTTTTGTAGCTCTGCAGTTGATCCAACAAATACAGCATTCTGCACATTTACACCAGAAGAAGACTTTGGATTTTCTTCATTTAGATCTTTCATTTTCTTTTGTAGATCTATTAGTTCTTTTGTCACTTCTGAAATGTTCTTGATCATACCAGCAACGACTTCATATGCTCTTGGAGATTCACTTTGTTTTGCAACAAAAAGCAATTCATCAAGTGCTTCTTCGCCTTTACGCATTAGACTACGAATGGTTTGTCGTGTCAAATCGTAATCGGTTTGTGCATCGTTAGTTGACTCAATAACTGGAACAACTTCTTGATTTGTTTTTGTTACTGGTTCGATGTTCAATATTTCACTTAGATTATCATCAATTTTGCTCATTACTGACCTAACGTATCTGGAAATTCTATGATTGTTTCGGTAAAGCCGAAGTCACTATTTACATTTGCTGTCAATGGATCTGGTGTAACTGATCCAATAACAAGTTTGATATTTGAAACATATGAACTTGCAACATTCCATGATGCACCAGACGACGCACCAGTTATATCTACATTTGCTGTAAATGCCCCAAAACCATTCTTTGATCCGTATATGTCTTTAATATATAACTTTCTATTTAATGTATCGTGTTCAATAACTTCTGCTTTTGCATTTGGAAATTCATATGTGCCGCCCTGCCATATTAGTTCACCTTCTTTAAATGAATTAAATCCACCAGATTGTAGATTTAAAACGTATATTGGTGATCCACCAGCTGATCCACTTGTATATGAGCCATATATGTTTGTATTTGCTCTTGTGATAATTTTTGAATCTGAAATTGGACCAAATAGCATAGCTCTTACACTAAATGATAAATCAAATATCACCATTCTAGTTGTATCATCATCATGCGAACTTTCATAATCAACCGTATAAGCAACTGAATTCAACATGATAGGAATATCTTTTTTGATTCCCATTGTACTTACAAGATCCAGAGTCAATGTATAATCTGGATTGAAAATAGGTAGTATTTGTTCAACTATCTGCCATCCGTCTTCAATGTTACGCACATAAATTGACAAACTAAATTCATAGTTATATGGAACGCCCATATATTGAGTTTTTTGCGTTGTACTTGTTGCAGTAGCTTGATTGGTGTTACGAATCAAGCTATTTTGTTTTCTTGTAGGATCGTATTCAACACCAACAATTTCAAAAGAAATTCTAGGTAATGACACCTGAATACTTTTGAGCAAATTTGGATCGCCTTTGATGCGATTATAAAACTTTTCTTTTTGTGCATATACAATAGGAACGAGCATACGTTCAAGTTCAGTTGTTCCCGCTTTATTGTATCTTACCAATTGGAGTTCATTGAACAATGAACCAAATGCAACGACAATCTTGCGTGTTATACGATGATAGAAATGATTTCCAAATACACCTGACATTATGGTTCTCCAAACGGATTGGTTTCTGTAAAGTCAATAATGCCATTTGCATCTGTTTGTATTTCAAGATTGTTTGTCAATTCATCAGATATACCATCAAAGTTCTGTCTATCAAATGATGATAACGTAAAGTTTGCATTTGATGTTGCAACACGAATTGCTGTTGCAGTAGAAAAGATTCCTTTCATATTGATCAATTGAAGAGTATTATTTGCAGGAAACCAATTCTTGACAATTGCATTAACTGAAGATGAAGCAAGACTTGCACCTTGATAGACACTTTCGCCCTGTTTATATGCACCTGTTCCACCGGCAGTCATTGTCATGCTCTGCGTATATGAATATGCACGACCAACATCATCAATATCCTTGACACCCGTATTAAATCTTTCATTTGAGAACTTGTATAGTTCAAGAGACAGTTCATAATAATAGAACAATGGTGGGCGACGACCTAACGTATAGAAGTTTCTTTCTTCTTCTACATATTTGATTTCGTACATATTTGCAAGTGCCGGAATGTAAACAAGATCACCTTCACGCGGTCTTGGATAAGATGCAACGGGAACATACTTTTCATATGTACGTCTTGCAACAACGACACGCATTGAGTCACGAATTTCAAGACCGAATTTGCTAAAGAATTCACCAGGCCCTTCAAATCCTGCAACGGATTGCAAATACATTTCCATAGGATATGCAGAGTCGTATAATTTTACTGGATCTTCACCATATATTCCATCTTCAGAACTTAAAGACTTTCTTGGAACGTAATATACATCCGAGCCATACTGCTTGATTGATTCAATTATCAAATCTTCTACAAGAAGCTGTTCGGGTGTAATTACACCAGGATAGTTGTTGAAATAATGATTGGTTGCCATATCAACCCAATATAAACTCTGGTGGAACTTCGTACTTGTCTTGCATCTCTTGTTCTAATGTAGCAATCTCAGTTTCAGCTTCATCGTATATCTGTTGACCATTTAGCTGGACGCCGCCGGGCAACTGAATACCACCAAACTTCTTCAGATTCAATCCCCATTGACGCTTAATCAATGCGGTTGCGTATCTCTTCAACCAACGATCATTATACACATCATTGTAAGAATCTGGGTCAACAATTCTATAGGCTTCTATGATCAAGTATTCATTTGTTTGAATATCAGTTCCCCATTGAAGATCAATATACAATCTATTTTGATGACGATTGAAACGAATTGGTTGCTCGCCAGAAAATAGCATGTCCAACGTGCGAAGATGCTGCTGTGTCAATACGAAATTAACATATGATGTTGATGTGAAGTCATATAGTTCATGTAGACGAAGTTGATAACGAAGATCAAACATATTGACAGTTGCATTTGTTGATGATAATGGAAATATTCTTGTTACACCTGTAATTAAATCAGATGCACCATAGATTGTAATAGGAACAGAATTTGCACTTGATGAGAACGCAGAGTTCATCACCATTGAACCCTTGTCAGTTATCGCGGATACTGTTTTTGTTTCACCGTTGATTGTGAGTTGTGTTACACCTGCGGTAAATTCTGCGGCAAAGTTTGTACCTGAACCAGTAACTGTTGCATTTCCAGAAACAACTGTGGCTGCACCAGATGCTTGAGTCATGTCAATATATTGACGATCAATATCCGTTTGCGTTACAAGATGCTTCAAATAGACTTTTTGAATTGCATCATAGTGATAGTCTTGAAAATATTGTAATGCGTCATCAATGCGATCTTCAACTTGATCATCGTCAACATTTATTTCAATGACAGGAAAACCAAGACGACGCTTACAATAATCTATGAGTGCGGTACGAGAACTTGGTGTTGCCATTTTATTTCCCTAGTTTATATTTGATAATATTTATCATGATATAGGACCAGTTCGTGTTCCTGTAGAAATGTATGTAATATTTGGATTTCCAGTTATAGCATTTCCTTGAGCACCCTGTGCACCAGTTGCACCCTGCGCTCCTGTTGCTCCCTGTGCGCCAGCTGGTCCTGTTGGACCTTGTGCACCAGTTGCACCC